TAAATTCATGGCGCACCCAGCTTAGTGCCTGTTTCCAGGCACCGACCTTAGGTCACGTAAGGTACTATTTGTCTACGATGCTAGACCGCAATTGCGATCGAACACCATATGTAGGTTGGCTTCAAGTCTCACCTCCTTCGAGTATCTTGACTATAATAGTATTGCCAGGTGCCCCCCCCTGTTAAGGGGAGGGCGTTGGTTTGGGGAGTTTACACAGGTACATCAGGATACCAATACATCCTGGGTGGACCCGTGTAAAAGAAAGTTTGGAAATCTTCCCCAGCGGCGCAAAATATGTCATAATGCGTCGTCTGATCTCCTTTGTCGATCCATTGGTAGAAATAGGACTCGCAGTCTTGATTTGTCCTAGTCCAATTTTCGCGCTTTCCTGGGGAAAAGCGAAGGTCGGAATAGTAGGGCATCTCAAATTCTGCGTTCGGATTAATTGCGAGACTGGCATAAGCCAGCCCTCTCGCACCGAAGTATCCACCTGCGGATCTGGGCGTATCGGGAAATTGTATGCAAGCAGCACGAGCGAAACCCTTAGGGTCAGCACCTGTAAAGGCATTCGTACTAGCTTGACTATACTTGTCCCCGCTCTCGATGGATTGTCGCTGAATATACAGCGAACCATTCTTGGGCAAATTGCTAGTGTCCTTGTAAATCCACTTCCACCGAACTGAACCACGCCAACCGGAAAATGCACACATTAAATAGTGTAACATTACGGTATTACAGTAATTGTAGCGTGATCCATCACCAGCGGTGTGGACGGCCCCAGCCACCTGACCCTTCAAAAAGGGGAAAGATGGGTAGGAGCCATACGTAGACTGTGCGGTCGCATTCCTTAGACCGACTGAGGTATGGAGATTATACCTCTTAGCAATTGTGCGGAAATTCCTGATTGCCTCACCAGTGTAAACTAGATTTGTTAAGTTCATAGAGACGGGTTGAAGAGCCAAAGTGCTCGACTCTTGGTCGACGGGCTTATCTAGTTCCTCTGTTTCAATAGCATCAGGAGAGGTGTCGTCTACACCACTCTGTTTCTCAAAACCAGTAATTCTGGCAGTCTCGTCCACCAGGCGGGGTTCCTCCTCTACGGAGGCTTCCTGCACTGATGGGCCGGTACGGGGCTTGAATTCGAATGCACCAAAATCTTCATCTGGTACAAATACTTCGAAATCTTCTCCCGCAGACACGTAAACATTCACTCCAATGTCATTGTCCACTGTCGAATTCGGAGTCGTCAATTCATTCACTACGTAAACGCCGACAACTCCGTTCCCTCTTGGTTTTGATGGGAAGCCTACTGGGCCCCATACATCACTGGCGTCATAGACGCCAGCAGTGTACTGCCGCAGTAGAGTGACATCCTGTGTATTAGAGATAGACACAGTAAAGTCAGACTTCTCTGCCAAATCAACTACTTCCAAATAGTTGACGTTATACTCCGGGATCGGATCGAGGTAATCCGGATCATAGACAACCTTTAGTCGTCCCTTGTGGAAGCTGGATGCTACCATTTGGAAACGAAAGTTAATTGTACCAGTCCAAAACTTGAAGGGCAGCGCAGCATAGGCTAGCGCGGTCAAGTGATACGCAACATTCGGGGCATTACCCGATTGTGCGAAGAGCTGTGGTTGAACTGCACAATTCCAAAGCATTGTCTCTGGAGGCGCTCCAATTGGCCAAGTAAACGTAGTCAACAATGATTCCCGGCGGGCAATAGAAGAGATTTCCATTTGGTCTTCTCTCCCGATACCCGAAATTCCGGGATCAATAGTCAACTCTTGCTTATCGTCAACTGTGAGCTTTGCAATGGGCTCCGGAACATTGGTAAGAGCCAAAGATCCAGTAGGGGTCGGTCGATATTGATCTGGATTCTTTGTGACAACAGGCTTACAATAGCCTTGTGTCTTGGCGAGACTCGCCAATGCTCCTAGAGCACCTGACGTTGCAGTCAGAAAAGGTTGCATTGGACCAGTCAGTGGCGCAAGGAGCGCAGCTCCCTTAGAAAGCGCCGTAGCTGGGCCAGACACAATACCTGTCTGATTGGCTTCATCAATTTCTGACATTCCTGCTTTATATGCTCGGTTTGCTTTATCCATAGCTGCTCCAATACCAGACTGCTTTTCAAAACCAGACTGGGGGACCAACGTATTGATATCCCTAGATGTAGGGACAGACAAAGCTACATCTTCAGCCCACGCGAATACGCTGACTGTAACTTTATCAGAAGCTCCGTTTGCATGTTTCAGAGCATTAATAGACCTCAAATACACTCTGCCCATTTGTCTCCAATCACTTGAAGGAATGGACATGTAGTTCAGAGGCCAAAAGAATGGCAACCGCATTTCACCACCTTCGGAAAAGGTGGGATTGAGGAAAATATGAGGTTTCTGGGAACCTCCGATCAAATCTTCGGGCACAAGTGCCGCATTTGAGCTGAGGTCGTCCAGGGCATCCAATGGATTATAGTACATCATCGCTCTCCCATAGTGGAAACCGTTACCATTAATCAACACTTTGAGGTGCAAATTAGCACGCAACAATTTGAAGTTATTGACACGGTTAATCACCCGAGGATTCTCGAAGAATAACTGCCATGGATTGAAGTCACCGGCAAGAGTTGTACCGGTGCCCCATTCATATTCCGCAATCTTCACTGGACGTGCGAAGAAATTTTCTAGTGCGGCATCGTTCGCATCTTGCATACTTCTAGTTGGATCTACCGTAGTAAGAACATCATAAGTATAGCCAAGATTCTGGTCGTCGAAAGCAACATTCTGCATTCCGACGTTGCCAGCAGGGCGAACATTAACACCCGTTGTGCCGGATTGGGGCTCGAAATTCTCTGGGAGAAGCTCGTCGATTAGTTCAGTGGCTATTGCCAACTGTTCTAAAGCTTTCTCTAGGTTATTCCTTTGCCGCCTTTTCAGGGCAGGTGGACCAATGTCCAATGGTGGGGGTGTCACCGGCGTCTCGCCGG